AAATCAAAACATCGCAGAAAATCAAAACATCGCAGAAAATCAAAACATCGCAGAAAATCAAAACATCGCAGAAAATCAAAACATCGCGAAAAAACCAGAAAAATATAATTTAACTATCTAATGGATCATAGCCATAAATATTATGGTGAACTCTCATTTTTTTTAGTGTTCTATTAAAATTATTTATTAACTTATCATGCGTACAATCCCCATTATATTCAGAATTTGCATATAAATTTACATCAAAAAACACTTCTTTTCCTGTTTTTTTTTCAACATCTTTAAATTTTACAGTATTAATTTTATTAAATTTTTCTGGAATTTCAGGAAAAAATGTATCACACTCATAATCTTCTTCAATATGAGTATGATAAATACCCTTCACCTGATTACTATCAATATATTCATTATATAACGTTTCACCCCCTATCAAATAAACATTATCATATTTAAACAAATGAGGAATAACATGTCCCATACTAGTAGTCGAAAATACGTTGTATTTTTTTGCTTTCATAGTTGTAGATAACACAATATTGTCTCTATATTTTAATGGTTTAGGTAAACTTAAATATGTATTTTTTCCCATAATAACAGCATTTTTTTCATTACCAATAGTTAAATATTTAAAAAAATAAAGATCTGATAGCAATCTCCAAGGTAATTGATTTTTAATGCCTATACCCCTATTTTTACAAGTTGCTACTACTATATTCATTTAGTAAATTATATTATAATAATTTATTATCTATTTATATATGTTTCCTATTTTTAAAGTACACCATGTCATGGATAATAAAATATCCAAAATATATGCATTTATAGGTAATGAAAATATATCAGAGGAAGAAAGTTTCGCTACAATAAATCAAAGATTGAATATATTCACGACAGACGAATTTAGTTATATTCAAAGCAACGGAATTATAATTCAATATATTAATAAATTTATTCACCCAGATGATACTATTTTACGAATAAAAGAAAAATTATTTTATGAAATTAATGAATTAGATATTTCTATAAATGAAATATATTTATTTCATTTAATAAATCAATCATTAAATATTGATAATATTTTAAATGACTTTCAAAATAATTCATTACATGACCAAGATGTTATTAATAAATTAAAATTATTTTTAATGAATTTTATAAAGTCTTCATTGGACATGAGTATTTTAGATGAAACATTCTACGCATTTAATCCATCCGACGATACTATTTATGAATTATTGCAAAGTTTAAATATTGATTGGGAAAATCCTCTTTTATTAGCAAAATCGTTGGGTAATTATATTAACACTAAAAATAATTATCCCTATGTATCAAATCCTTTTCTCATTAGACAAGATGAATATTTATCAAGAGAAGGTCAAAATATAATATCAACTCAAAATAATAATTGTTTGTTTAAGTTTTTCCCTATATTAAACAACAATTTATATTTATGCACTGCTCAAAATGTTTTGGAATATAGTCAGAAAAAATCTATTGACGATGACTATATCTTGAAATTATATTTTCCTATTTTGTTTAAAAAAGATAATATTCAAGATTTAGATGATCTTTTATCCAAAAAGGGAAATCTAAAAGATAAAAATAAAGAAAAATTAAAAAAATACTATAAATCCTATAATAAAAGAGTTGATTTGTTATATGATATATACCGTACAACTGATGGGTTACTTGATAATAAAAAATCGGGCATAGAATTTATTCATTTTCAAATAAAATCCATACATAAAATTAAAATGCCATTAGAAATTCTGTTTAAAACCATTAATTCTACTGAAAATATCCCGCTTATAAAATATAATCCCGGTAAATCTCATGACAACATATTTAGATTATATACAAACGGACATGTTTCTACGACTGGTGTTAAAATACCAGATTTATATATTAAAAATAATTCAAGAAAAAAAAAAATAATAGATATTTCCAAAGTATTATCCAAAAATAAATCTATTGGGTTTTTTATTTATTCCGTATTTCAGGACCATAAGTATGAAATTTTATGCGAGATTCATGAAAATGGAAATATAGATATTAAATGTGAAACATCCAATCTTTTATCAGTTGACAACATAAAAGAATTAATTATTAATTCTGTTAATGATAATATACTTATTAAGGTGGACAATTTCTTAAAACAAAAGGGATATAATTATGTTACCTTTGAGGATTTTGACCAACCAAATATTTTTATAAATAATATTCATTATAAGTTTTCGGTTCCAAATTCGAAAAAAATTAACATTAAAAATATTATAGGATGCGTCACCCCATTATTCAATGTTAATTCGTCAATGAATAAAGATGGAATAATTAATTTAACGTATAAAAGAGTTTCCAGTTTTCATTTAATGAACAGTATTCTATCTTTTATTACTATTCAAAAACAAAATGCAGAACCTCTTGAAAATATTATTAAATTATTAATCAGTAATTTTGAGAAAGATATAAATACAGAAATGAAAGCCCGGGAATACTTACAACAATGGAGTCAAGAAATTAAAATTAAAACTGAGACATATGGTAATAAAAATAGAATTATTGATAGTAATCCGGGTTTTGAAACGATTATATTTAATGAAATATTTCCAGAGACCACCTATTTATCTATGGTTATGCAAAATATTAATAATATAAACTATATTCCACTCTTGGAAATTTATTTTCATTCAATCACAGTTTTATTGAAAAAAATAGAATTAAATGATGAATTATCTGAAAAAATTCAAAATTTATGTAAAAAAACGTCGAAAAAAATAAAACATATTGAAGAACAAAAAGATATAGATATCCAAGAAGAAATATCTAAAACTGACCCCATTATATTCGACAGAGATGAAATAGACAGTATGGACGAACTATCAGATTATTCTGATAGAGACGACGATGATGAAATAGATTTTGGAGAGTTGATGGAAAAAGAACAAAAAAACACAGAATTACCACCAGATGAAATAGTTTCTAGTCTAAAAATATCTGAAAAATTAAAATCAATTAACCCAGATGATGATTTAGAAAGTGAAGAAGATGAAGAAGAGTTAGATCTTACCAGAGATGACATTGATATATCTGCAAACATTAAACCCCCCGAAATTAAACAAGAGCCCACAGAAATTAAACAAGAGCCATTAGAAATTAATCAAACGCCCACAGAATCTACAGAAATTAAACAAGAGCCATTAGAAATTAATCAAACGCCCACAGAATCTACAGAAATTAATCAAGAGTCATTAGAAATTAATCAAGAGCCCGCAGAATCTACAGAAATTAAACAAACGCTTCCAGAATCTACAGAAATTAAACAAACGCTTCCAGAATCTACAGAAATTAATCAAGAGCCCGCAGAAGAACTAGACCCTATAAGTCCTGATGACGGCCCTGAGAGTGATCTTGAGAGTGATCTTGAGAGTGATCTTGAGAGTGATCTTGAGAGTGATCTTGAGAGTGAAGGCGAGGTCGACGGTGATAGCGAAGGTGACGATGAATCTAAAAAAATTAAACAAACTCCCCCAGAAGAACTAGATCCTATAAGTTTTGATGAGAGTGATAGTGAAGGTGATAGTGAGAGTGACGGTGAATCTAAAGAATTTGAACAAATGCAATCTGAAGGTGAGAGTGACGATGAATCTACAAAAATTAAACAAACGTCCCCAGAAGAACTAGATCCTATAAGTTTTGATGAGAGTGATAGTGAAGGTGATAGCGAGAGTGACGATGAATCTAAAGAATTTGAACAAATGCCATCTGAAGGTGATGATAAATCTAAAAAAATTAAACAAACGCCTCTAGATGACAGCCTTGAGAGTGATGAAGAAGATGATATAGAATTTTCCCAAGGTGGGGGTGGTAGTGACGAAGATTTGGACAGTGAAGATGAATTAGATATTGACCTTTCAAATTATTCTTTATCAGGAGCCAAAAATATATTTATGCTTAAAAAAAGAGAAAAAGATCCGAATCTTTTTTTAAAAAAAGATATCCCTGGATATCGTTCATATACTCGATCATGTCCGTTTCAATATAAAAAACAACCAGTGTTAATTACAGATGAGGAAAAGACATATATCGATGATAAAGATAAAGAGGCAGGTGTCAAATCTTACGATGAGTTTATTAGATATGGATCTGGAGAGAAAAAATATAATTATATATGTCCCAGATTTTGGTGCGTCCGTGATGATAAAGGCAAAGGTAGAAGTTTATCATTAAAACAAATTAATGATGGTGAATGTGGAGGGTGGAAAGCATTAATTCCAGCAGGTGCAAAGAAAATTCCCAAAGGCAAAAGAATTGTTGAATTTACAGATGAACGTTTTCATAGAGAAAAAGATAAGAATACTAAACCAGGTGACCCTGCTAGAAAACTTATATATAGACCTATGTATCCCGGATTTACTGATAAAAATAAACATCCAGATGGGCTTTGTGTTCCATGTTGTTTTCAACATCCGGGAACAGATATATATGAAAAACTCGACGATGGAACTTATAGAGACAAGGTTACTGGGGAAATAACAAAAAAATCACCTAAAATTCCATACATGTATAAACCAAATCCTAAACCCACATTTAAAACAGATAAAAATGGTAATATTGATTTGGACAGTATTGAAGGTGAACAACAGAACAGACCATTTTTGGCAAAAGAAAGAAAAGAAATGTTGGATATTTGTAATCAAAATATTATTATAAACGATGGAAAACAAGTGGAAGAAGAAGGATCATCCGAAACTGCAAAACCAAAAACCAGAGAAAAAATAGTAAAAATAGAAGATACACCCACAATGCAATTTCCCCTTAAAAACGGACAGTTAGGGTATATGACACCCGCTTTGCAAAACTTTTTAGGATTCGATAGTGCAGATCACTGTTACACCTCTAAAGGAAGTAATATTAACAAAAAATTAAAATTAAACTCACCATGTATTGTAAGATTAGGTGTTGAAAAGAACAGAAAACAATCTTTTTTATGCCTTTTATCCAGTGTTTATAAATTTTATAAAAATAAAAATTCAGAAGAAATAAAATTAACTTCAAATATTGAAAGTTTAAGTATGTTTAAAGAACATTTCATCCAAAATTTGACAATTGATAAGTTTTTAATGGCTCAAAATGGTATTCTCCCGCAAGTTTTTAAATCTAGTAGTAATATTGCAATTTCAAAATCATATGAAAGTTATTTTTTATCCAAAATTACAAAAAACTCAAAATTAAAGAAAAAATTAATATCTTCTTATGAAAATTTTATAAATTATTTTAAATCGCCAGATGTTTTCATTGATTTTACCTATTTATGGGATTTAGTATGTAGACCTAAAAAAGACGGTGGTGTATTGTTTCGAGATGGAATTAATCTTTTAATATTTAAAAGTCCTAATAATGACACAACAAGCAAAATAGAACTAATATGTCCTTCTAATTATAATTCTAATGAATTTTTTGATATTAATAAACATACCTTAATGATTTATTCTGAAAATAATTTCTACGAACCTCTTTGTAAATTAACTCGTAAAAATAATAGAAGATTGTTTATAGTTAAAAAGTTTTTCTCAAAACAAGCATTTAAATCGCTTAAAAAATCTTCCATTTATAAAGTTATAAAAAATATAAAACGCTCGTTAGTTGAATTTTGTTCACTCAAAAATAGCACCAGATCATATAAATATTTTATAAATATCTCTCCTATCGAAATTATTAAAATATTAATACCCTTTAAATACAAAGTTGTTTCACAAACAATAAATAATAATTTCCAAGTCATTGGTTTAAATATTAATAATAAAAGTGATACTTTTTACTTACCGTGCAGACCATCCGGCGTCATATCTAATATAGAAATTGTTTTTGTAAATGAAAACATATCGTACCAAAGTTATCGTAAAACATTTGAATTTTTACAAAAAGTATATGAAATATCAGAAAATAGAATCCAATCTAATCCTGTTAAAAAAATTGTTGACAACCAGCATATTGTAGGTATAATTACGTCGGCAAATCAATTTGTACCTGTTATACCTGAACGATTTGAAGAGGATGGCGAAGATATTGAAGTAGAACATACTTATAATATTGAAAACCAACTATTATTGGATGATAAAATTCTTAAAACAAATAAACAAGATGCGGAGAGAAAATTAATTGTAAAAAAACTTACATTAGAAAATAGTTTTTATAATCTTTTCAGAAATACATTAAAACGATTATTAAACTATAAACAACATACTACCAATAGAGATGAATTAAAGAAAATTATAAATAATCCTATATTAACATATGTTGAAAAAATGGATAAAATTAGAAAAATTTTAAAAACAATTTTAAAGGATGTTATCATATTTCAAAAAATAAAATTAAACAAAATATCTGATTATGACAATATGCAAACATGTATAGGTTTAAATAAAGAATCATGTAGTACAACAAAACATTGCCTATTGCGAGAAGAAAATGGATTATGTCGTATAATTCTACCTAAAAAAAATTTATATAGTCGTGAAAAAAATAAATTATACTATTATGTAAAATTAAGCGACGAACTTATTCGTTTTTCTCAAATTAGGAAATATATTTTCACACCAAAATCATTTTTATCGTTTCACCATGTAAAATATAATATTAAAAATGATGAAATTATTTTACTTGACGAAATACTCGATAAATACTTTAATAATATAATTATAAGATCAAGTAATGAATATGCAAATACCAAAGATATATATGAATTGGCTGATCCTTCTAAATCTATAAAATATTCGGAGAATGCTGAATTAAGTAACGCAGTTGCTAATAGTGTGAATTTTTTAGCGAAAACTTCTACAAAGAAATCGAAAACTTCTACAAAGAAATCGAAAAAGGCTTCAAAAAAGGCTTCAAAAGTAGGGAAAAAAATTTTATAATTTATAAAAAAAATAATAGTTATTAATTATTATTTTTTTACATGTCAATCTATTTCATTCCCAAATTCATTGCTATATTCATCACCGTCGACGGGTGAATTTTCTACTGGTGCTCTACTATTTATTTCTCTATCTATAACTGTATTTATTCTATCTATTATTTCTTGTGTATTTACATGTGATATATTTGGTAATAATGGTTCTAATATTTCAGGATAATTATTAGGTTCAGGTGGGGGAGTTCTACTTAATTCAGTTTGAGATGAAAAAGGATTTTCTATGTCTGTTTCTATAGAAAATTCATTATTTTCTATACCTGATATATCAGGGTTTTCAAAATTATATTCGTCTTCAACATTTAGTATGTTTTCTATTTGTTGTAATATATCCCTAGTTCTATTTCGAGTATTCATCAAATATCGTATGTCACTCGGGGTATTTGTAGATGAAATAGTAACTTGCGCAGTGACCAATGTTTCTTCTGTCATAGTTTCTGTCATA